ACCGAGGATTATCTCGAGGCTCGTGCCGGAGGTGTGGAAAAGGCTTGGGAAGATGCCCCGGATCATGGGGATGAAGCTGCCCTGAAATTCGGGATGGGCCTGGCCCTGTGGGATTATTCGTGGGGCCGTTTGGAGGCTGGTCGCCAGAATAATGCAAGGACAAAGACTTGGGTTACTACCAGTAGCAATCCAAGGGCTGAGCATGCCGCCATGAATGGTGAGACTGTTGGGCTGAATGACGAGTTTTCTAATGGGCTGAGATGGCCGGGAGACTCCGCTTCTAATGATCCGGCTGAGGTGGCAAATTGCAGATGTGAAGTGGTGGTGAATTGGTGAAGACCAAGCA